ACACAATTATCAGGAGCATCATACGTATTGCCTGGAATAATAGTAATGTGGGGCGGATCTGTTAATGGAATACCAACCGGTTGGGCTCTTTGTGATGGTAGTGTATTATACGACGAATCAAAACCTTTGAGAAAACAACTAATAGATCAAGGTAATCCATTTGGATCATGGAGCAATAGTCCAATTTTACCAGATTTAAGAGAGAGATTTGTCGTAGGCGCAGGTGGTGACAATAACTCAGTAATAGGCTCTGTATATAATGTTGGTGATAAGGGAGGTGTTATTAATAACATGTTAACTCTTAAAAATATTCCAGAACACGAACACAGATTTATTGATTCTTGGACATTTAATATTAAGTACAAAAATGTTGACACACCTGGCTTTTCATCAACTCAAGTTGTGGATACTTTAGATTTCACATCATATGGAAGTTGGAAGACAACAGCATTCAATTTAGGAAGTAATAGAGGTATTTGGAATGCTTTACCTGATTATAAAAGTGCAAAAGATGGTCCGGGGTTTACTCAAAAAACTGTTAACAATGCAACCGATTGGTATCCAAATGATCCAACACCAATCGAGAATAGACCTCCTTACTTTGCTCTTTGTTTTATAATTAAGTTATAAAAATGAAAAAGAGGAGTAGCGAATTCCTCTTTTTCTATTAGATGTAACTAATACCGGTCCTAAAATATGGGACTTACGTCACCCGGTTATATTTTATATATTAAAAAATTATCCTTATGTTTGCTATTATGAAAAGATTATTCTTAGATGATTGGAGAATTCCACGAGATTGTGCACAATATATGTGGCAAAGAAAAGTTAATTGTACAATATTTCATGAAGAATGGAATATAGTCAGATCATATGGACAATTTACTAAATGGATTGAAATAAATGGTGTTCCCGATTTAGTTTCATTTGATTATGATTTAGCCGATGTTGAAGAACTAAAAGAAGAACTGGTAATTGAAGAATGGTTTGATTTAAATGAGAATAGAGTTTACACTGGGTTAGATTGTACCAAATTTTTATTAAATTATTGTAAAAAAAATAATTTAAAATTCCCAGAGTATATAATTCATTCAGTAAATCCAGATGGTGTTGAAAAAATAAAAAATCTAATTACACAAGATTAAAACTTATATATAAGTAAAATATAAAATAATTATGAAAGCATTTTTAGTTATAGACACTGAAGATAAAAGAGAAAAAATTGAAGTAACAAATACTCAAATAAACTCTTTAACACCAATTATTAAAAAAATAAATAAAAATACAGATTATAAAGATCTGCCAGATAGTTTAAAACTTCTTAAAGAAATTTTAACTAAAAATAAAACATATCTAAATATAGAAGATATAACCTCAGTTAATATAACATATCATAATTAAGTAATAACTAAAACAAATATAATGGTAAAGTACGAAGTAAAAATGGAATTAGATAATTCCGATTTATTAAAATCATTAATCGAAAAATCATATTTCGAAAATGGAAATTTAGGTAAAATAAGTGGTAGCAAAAATTTTATAACCATAGATAATACCTTTGAAATTTATAACGAGTTGAAAGAATTAAATAATACATCTATTAAGATCTCTAATCAAGAAATTATTGATGGAACAATTAGATTTATGGTCACTTGTGAAAAAGATATTATTAAACTAGAACTAATATCAATCTATTGTATCAAAGAAGAAAATAAATATAGTTTTTACTAAATAAAAAAACCAGTCTAATGACTGGTTTTTTTATTTATATTTCCATACGTAACCACCACAACATCTATACTTACCAGAACAAGCATTTCTTATACCCTGTGCCAATATACCCAAATCAATAGAAGCTGATTTTATATTCTCATATTCTTTTATAAAATTACCATCTAAATCATATTGATATATTGGTTTGAATTTATCACCTCCTTTGTTAAAACTAACTGGTGTTAGATCACCCTCAAATCTCCAAACAAAACCACCAACCATCTTAACCTTATGTTTACAACATTTTGATATATTACCATGTGAAATGTTATTTATTTTAGATGCGTTATTTATTGATGGATAAACATTTATTAAATTCATATTAATATCATACTGATAAACTGATTTACAATCTTGTATTAAGATATCATTTAATTTTTGCTCTTCTGTTTTAGAATCCTCATATCTTTTATTAGACATTCTCAACTTATCTCTCTCACTATCATCTTCAAACCTTTTTTTGGATTTTTCACTTAAATTTTTCTTAGTTTCATCAGATAAATAAGTTTTAATCTTTCTATTCTTTGCTGACTCAGACATTAACTTTCTGGTTTCATCACTCATCTTTTTGTTCTTATTACCACCAGATGCCATATTTGTTAATGGATGTCCATCACTTTTTAACTTATCAATCCAATATATCTCACGATTACATACCTCATCATAAGAAGAGATATCTTGTTCAATTGACTCAATTATTGGTTTTAGACCAATAGATTTTAATCTTTTGATCCAATTTGATTTATGTGATGATGATTTTTCAGAGCAATGAGATTTTAATCTTTGTTTTAAATCATTAAATGTTAAACCAACATATCTAATTTCGTTGGATGTTGGGTCTATAAGTTTGTATATAGTATATTTTATTTCTTCCATATACTATATATAATCAATTCTAACCTCCCTCTGTTAAAATTAATTGTCCTTTCCGTCTACTTTTTAACCATTATAAAAAATGAGGAATTTGATTGACCCTTGATTTCCTCCTCCACTTCTTTAATCTCTTCTTTTCCTTGAGATATTAAATCTGCACTATTTATTTTCACGGCGCCGGGGAGTTGCCAGTCATACCTTCCCACCATATTACCTAGCATAACTTTAGCCTGTCCTACGCAATACTTATAAAAAAGATCATCCATAAACAATTTTTCTCTAGGTATATTGGCATAAGCTTCCATGATAACATCATACTTAACATTTGTTAATATGTGTATTCTATGATTTAATTGATTAAAATGGTGTTTAAGAGTATATTTATTCATTTGATTTAACATATCACTCATGTTATCAAGAAGTGTCTTATAAACACCTAATTCTGATATTGTGGTAACATATGATGATAGAAATGGTTGGTTGGTAACCCCTAGGTTTACGGATAGATTTGGAGTGTTTATACCAAGTTGAAAAAGACTTTGATCTCTAACTTCATATAACCAAATAACACTTTGTATATCACAAGGAACTTCAACATATCTAAATTTTGTAAATTCGTCTGTATAAAATGCTTCTTTTCTAATTAGATAATAAATTTTCTGAACTGAGTATTGATACCATCTATAAAACCATGGAAGAGCTCTATTTTCAATAATTTGTCTAACACTAGCATCTGGTAGTGTTTTAGGAAGAGCACAAGAAATTGTTAATTCAGTTTGTACTAAATCAATCATTTCTTCGATTGTATATCCACCACCACCAGGTACATATTGATCACCATATCCATTTACATCACTCATAATATAATATATTTTTCTATATATATTAAATAAAAAAAGAGAATAAAAACAAAAAATCCTCAGAATATCTGAGGATTTTTTCTTATTAATTAATATTATTATAATTTAACTCTTTCGTTATATTGAAGTTCTTTAACCCCTTCTAATTCTGAGTTTAAAGTATTTTCTCTTTTTTGTAAGTTATTTAAAGCTGTTGATAAAACTTCTGTTTCACCAATCATTTTGATAGATCCTTTAAGTTTATCAATATTAAATTGAACATCTTCTAATTTAAGAGAAATTTCTCTTTCTTTATCTTCTAATTTTCTTTTAACAACCATTTCTTTAGAAAGTTTATTTTCAAAGAAATAAGTTAAATCATAGTTTAATTCATTTCTTACTTCATTAACTAATTCTAATGCTGAATCATATTTGAAAAAAGAATTTCCGTGTCTTTCATCACATCTATATAAATAAAGTGAATTTTTATAGTTGAATGCGAAACACTCTAAATATGGATTGATTAAGTTATTAACTCTTTTAACAACATCTAATTCCATAAATTTATCTAAGTTTTTAGATGTTTCTAAAAGAACTGGATAGAAATTTTTATTAACAATAGGAACAATTGGAGAGTTAAAAAGACTTTCTAATGTAGTTTCTACATTCATCTCATCATCATTAATGAAGATTTTACCTTTTTTATCAACAGATAAACCAATAGTTAAATATTCAGATAATCTAAAGTTAATTCTATCTTCAGTAATATTAGAATATTTCATTGCTGTTTCTAAAATTCTCATTATTCTCAATTCTTCAACATCTTTAATATTATTTTCTAAAAGTGTTTTTTCGATTGTATTCTCGGTCAATAAAAACCATGAATCTTTAACCAAAACAACATGTCCATCTTCAACAGATTCGACTAATGTAAAGATTGATTCACCTTTTCCACCACTAAGTAAATTTGTTCTTTTTTCAGGAGACTTTGTTAAATTATGTACAAATAATTTAATTTCAGGAACCCAATCATAAACAGATAACTCATTAAGTACTTTAGACATTCTATCTTGATCATCCTCAAGATTTATTGTTTGTAAAAGAACATTAATAGGTTGTCTATAAAGCTCACCTTGATTTTTTGTATTAAGTACACTATATAAATTTTTCAATTCATATAATAACTCATAATTCTTCATATCATCGTTTAAACTCTCTAATAGAGATTTTACTTCTTTATCATATGTGTACGTTTTTAATTTCTCATTAAGAGAAGTAATTATTGTCTTTTCAGATGCAACATTACATGCATTCATGTGACTTTCAACTATAGAAGAGATTTCGTCCTGTTCGAGAGTTAAGTTCTTCTTAAAATTAAATAATTCAAGTTTTAGATTCTTCATGTTATTTCATATTTTTTTATATTCTAATTGTATATATTAAGTAAAAAATATCATTTTTTTCTATTTTTTACCTTTTCTTAAATTCTTCTCTGGCTCTGAGTATATTATCATACCATTTTGATTTTTTTAGATTTCCGGTCAATGGTGGGTTAGAATATCCATTATTTTCGCCTCGAAAAACAGAAGTGCCAAAAGATCCAGAAGTACCAGAAGTACCCGAAGAACCAGAAGTACCCGAAGAACCAGAAGTAGGCCAAAGCGATCCGGTTATCCCATTAGGAAAAATTCTAGGTGGTAATGGTTTTGGTAAATTTGTATCAGGTAATGGAAATGGTGTAGGTTCGTCACTATCTGGAGTACCACTCATATACCAAGGAACAACTCCACTATTATTATAACCATTTAAATCCGACATACCATCACCACTATCTATAATATATCCAACATCAGCAAATTTATCAGATCTCCAGGCTGGATAATATGTCTCAACAGAGAATGATAATTTTACAGATATTTTATTATCACTTGTTAAACTTTTGTCACGACTAATTTGAATTGTATTACTATCAGGTAAAGTAATAACCGCATCTATATTCATAAAATTATGCTCAAAATAAATAAATTTATATATCCACATAGTATCCATCAATGCTTGAGAACATTTAAAAGTATCTATTTCTGATGAAACTAATATTTCCAAATCATAATTAACGGTTATAGGAATAGCTCTAACTTGGGTCAATACTTTTCTAATCTCCCACTCATTTTCAACAACCATTTTTAACCAAACATTTGGATTTGCAAACTCATCAGATTTAATATTAAATCCGGTTAATGTTAAATGACCTCTTGGTATTGTATCGGTATTTAATTCAACATATCTATTTTCAGATACAATATCATCAGAAAAGGAATCTAATAAAAATCTCTCATCACCAGATAAAGAATAATAAATTGGAACTTTAACAAAAACATCACCAGATGAGAATCTATTTCTCCATTTAATCTTATCCTCTAAGGTATAAA